TGTGCGAGTAGAGTAAGGTTGGGAGCAACTACCATAGCCTTACGCCCCAACTCAAAAATTACACGGGCCATAGTCACAGTCTTTCCAAATCCACAGTCAGCAACAAAGAACCCCCCTCCCCATTCACGCATACTCTCAATGTACTTTGAAACCCCAAGTTCCTGCTCTGGCTTGAGTTGAATTTCTTCTAAAAAAGAAAAGTCTACTTTTGTTCCTTCCGCTCGCTTATCTCTTGCTGCCTTACCACAAGAACTGAGTCCAAAGAATTTCGGCACTGCTATCAATGGCTTTGAAGGATGTTTTGACCACAGTTTCAGGGGTTTTGAAACACCCACTAATTTCAGTGGAACAGGTTCCAACAAGTGTTGAACTTCAGGAGTAAATTTTGATTCAGGCATCCAGTAGCATCCATGCAATACTGACTCTGAGTCACTGCACTCTCTTAGAGCATGTAACTTGGTTGATTTAGGTTGAAAGAGTTCAGTACTAGGAAATCCTAAATGATTATGAAGGAGATCTTCCATTTTTGTTAGGCAGGAAGGGTTTGCAAGGAAATTATCCCCCCTTACTTGGGCATCTCGGGAACAGCCGCGGAAACCGCGGGAATTGCAGCGGGAATTGCAGTGGGGGTTTCGGGGATCGCTGCAGGCAGCGGCTCCGCGGGGGCGGGCTCCGCCACGTTGCCCTCGTCAATGGCCTGCAAGGAATTGTAAGAGTAAGAAGGGGGTGAGCTAGAGCATAAGGAAGGAAGGCTAGAGAAAGCCTTTACTTACGGCGATAAAGCCCAAAAAGACAAAAGCGCGGTCAAACCTCCAGCTGGGGTGGAAGGCCCTGAAGAACCGCAAAAAGTCGCGGCCGTGCGTCTTGTGGTACTTCAGGGCCATGTTGCACACAATGAGCTTGGTCATCCTGGTGAAGATCTTGTGCGTGTTGGGGATCAGAATGGCCCTCTCCTGCTCATTCATGTAGATGTGCAGCTGATCCAGAATGCGTTCTGAGCAGGTTTTTGTCTCGCCCGCCGCATACATGGCCTTGCGCAGCTTGTCCGCCAGCTCACAGGGGGACAAGTCCTTGTTCTCCTCCTGCTTGTTCATGTAGAGGTCCCAGGTCCTGGCCACGCCATACTCTGCCAGCACCCCCAGGTGCTCCATGGTCGTGCGCTTGCCCTCCAGGTACGCTGAGGGAAACGGGAGCTGATTGATGTTGCACGAGAGAAAGGGGGACGCTGCAAAGTCGAGGGGCACCTCCTTCTCGAGCTTCTCAAGCTCTGCGTGGTAGGGGAGCTCCTCAAAAGAGGTAATGAGCAGCCTCTCGTTCTCCATAGCAAAAGAGTGTGCGGCGTTCTAAAGAACAGTAAATTTAATTCAATTTTCAATTTTAATTTAATAAATACACGAATAAAGTTTCGCGACAAGAACTTCCTCTACATGAAGAGATGGAAAGGCTTGACTAGCTTGGCGATTGCTCACGCTGACTTTAACAGAGCATTTGGGAGGCTCACTTAAAAGTTTTACCTCACACTCCATGATGGAAGTGGCTTCCCAAAGTTTTTGTAGGCAATATGTCCATCCATCCTTCACCAGAGTACAGCGTTGACGAATACGAATCTTTTGAGGAACCAAGGTATCAGGAATCAAGTCAGAGGCAATTGTCTTGTGTTGACTGATTGAGCCAAGCATGGTTCCCTTTTGCCAATCTACGGCACGTTGTCCCGCAGAAGACTTTTGAATGTGAAATTTCATAGCCTTGCCAGTTGATGCAGAGTTAGCAAGATTAGAAATGCTGCTCATTTCGAATTTATCATCAGAGGCCCAGATGACTTCATGAGATTGTATCCACTGATTGCATTCCAGGGGGTTATCCCACCCTAAATACTCTTGAAGTTTTGCAGCAATGGTATGAAGCTCTGACTCGGTGGACTTTAGTTGAATGCGTAAAATCATAGTGTCAAAAGAAGATCCCAAGGCTTCATACCAAGAATGAGCTAATGCACTCAAGTCTTTTGAAGGCCGCTCCAAGTATGGGGATAAAGGAGCACTCACGTAAGGAGTCCATTGCCCTGAAGTGAATCCTCCCAATGGTTTAATGACTTGCTCTGAATCCTCTGACATGAATGCCACTTTGGATGTGGGGAGGAGCGCTGAGATGACCTCGGGCTTTTGAGACCTTGAGGTTTTTGCCAGAGGAGCAAGAATGCTTTGACGGGGTGCAGCAGTACCCTGAGAGACTATATGAACAATTCCAGTGCCAACACGAAGAGGTAATCCCAGAATTTGGCGTTCCAAGGATCCTCGTAAAGGGTCTCGAAGGCCATAAAATGCGGCTTCTTCTAGCACAGGCAGGGTCCTTTCAAAGGCTGCACATGCTAATGTAGATGCTCCTAAATTCTCCATATTGTTTCGGTTGAGAGCACTGACTGTTCCGCATCTGGTCATGGTTTCTGTCAATAACAGAGTGTGTCGGGGATCCACATAAGAGTCCACGCTCAAAGCTCTTTGAAGTTCAGAATTTATCATTTGCACGGCTGCCTCGATACCCAAAAATTCTTCAGTTTGATGAATGTCATTTGTCCATAGCTTTGAACTGTCAGACACTCGCCAGGCCAAGTTCTTCAAGTCTGCTCCCACAGTACCCACCTTGCGTGTGGCGATTTTTCCAATCCCCCCATTTGCTAAGATGCCATCTACCTTTGAAATCAAGTGAAAGGTCTCACTAATACCTTCCAGGCCGCTAGCCAAGAATGAATTGCCTAGAAAGGCATCCAAGATAGCCTCGCAGACATCCAAGGAAGCAAAGGATCCAGCTGAGTTTAAGAATTGATCACAAGGTAAAGGAAGTACACGTATAGTCCATTCAGCATCAAACTCTTGAGAAAAGGTTACTAAACAAGTGTCAAGTAAAGCTCTACGTATACGGTCTGCACACAGGGCTGGCGTAATGTTCTCAATAAAGCAGGCAGATTTTTTAAGAAGAAACTCAATGCAGTGGTGAGACTGCTGCTGAGTGGCTTCCAGGCGACTCACACTAATTTGTCGCACTGACCCTAGCGGGGTAATCCAAGAGTGTACCCAAGGTAGCAAGACTTTTTCCCGGAGCTGTAGTCTTGTGGGCTGTGAGCTGAGAAGTATGGTAGAAGCCTTGACAATGTCAGAAAACTTTACTGCCTTGAGGGTTTGAGCCAAGTTCTTTGCTTCCTTTTCATCCTCCACAAGGCAGTGCATAACACAGGTTTCTGGTACATAGGCATTTCCAATAATTTCCTTGAAACGCTTAGCTCCAGTAGTGCCATTCTTTTCTGCAATGCCACTAAAGTGAAAGGTATTTAAGGCTCCCTGTGTAGAAGGTTCCCCAATAGAAGTGGCACCCACAGTACCCACTGCTTCACCGGGAGAGACGAGGGCTGATCTCAGCTTGCTCAAGATTTGAAAATGAAGCCACTCTGATCTTGATTTACCCACTGCATTTCGAAGAAAAAACAAGGAATTCCAGCTGAGTAGAATAATGGCGACGCTTTTTCCCCAAGATGGAAGAACAGAGAGGCGTAGTTTCTGAAGTGCTTCTGTCTTACTCAGTTTCTTTATAGTGTTACGCTCAGGTCCGTAGTGAGCAGTAATTACATCAGTGAGAAGAGACAGCATCCAATCGCCATGCTGCGTATGAGTAAGTGGAGATTCAGGAACAATGTCTAGCATGCTGTCATTGATGCGTGATGGCTGAAATGGTAGGCACAGCTGTTGGGCGTACTCTCCTGGTACGCAAGGTTCACAGTATTTACGCAGGATACGCCTGGCTTCCCAGCACATGTAAAATTCCCAGGTTTTGGTTGAAGAAGAGTCACTGAGTAATTCTGTCAAGGCTTCATTGGACATGTAGATGAAGGAGTTCATCTTGACACGCTCCAGGCGTATGGCATCATAGCCATCTCCCCCATAGCTCAAGGACACAATGTCATTAGAGGTTACGCGCACTGTTCCATCATTTGCCACCACTTCTCCTTCACTCATTTTCACCATCTTCCTCTGATTATACCCCGTATTTGCAGTCTCAACTGCAGTTGTCACAATACCCTCACGCCCAGCCATGGCAGCATGAAAAAATTCAGGTGGGGTTTGCCCCATGACAAAGGATGTGGCAATAAAGCCCTTGGCTTCAGGTGTAGTGTCCCCAGGTTTAAAGCAGAGCAATCCCCTCTTCCCTAGACGAGTGTCCATGTGCTGCACCCTGGCCCCGCCAATAGACTGTTGCCCCAAGACACCCATGATTTGGGCAAGATTAAGCTGCGTACCCTTTGCTCCACAAGCTGCTAGAGTTGGCAGGGTATTAGCTGGATTCATGTGCTTGATAACTAATGCCCCTGACTCTCTGAGAACATCTTGGAGCAGTGAAGAAATTCTGGCTTCCTTGACCGCTTCAGGGAATTGAGTCGTGGCAACTGCATCAACCTTGCCCATGCACTCTGCTACCAAGTTAGACACCTTGTCCTCTGTAGCTTGATCCACCAAGCACTCACGTATACCCACACACATGCTGTCTACGGCATTCCACGCATTCCCGATACGCTGAGCATCGCTCACAAATTTTGCTGCTGCCCAGGGATTTACATCCTTCCACAAAATGTGTACCAAGGAAGGGCCACTTCCCAAGGTTGCCTTGCACAGTTTTCCTAGTAAAAGCTCTCCCTGCTTAATTACCACAATGTTTTCTCGCTCATCTGTCCAATCCTCAGTGCTCTTGATGTCCCCATCTCTCACCACCTTTAATACAGTGGTTGAAGATGGAAGCAAGGATTTCAAGACTTGCTTCCCAGTCCACCGGGGACCCTTGGGAGACTTTAGAATGGCGGGTGGAGATAGATGAATTGACCCCTCAGTTTTTCCCATGCAAGGATGTTCTGCATAGTTTGAAGCATTAGGGCAGTGCTCAATTTGTGCCAAGATCTGCATATAAGAATCTCTGGTTAGAAGCGTGTTGCGAGAAGTTAAGCGATACCAGGCCACCAGAGACTCTTGTACCAAGGCAATAATGGTAGTGGTTGAAGATGGGGAAATCATATTTTCTGCGACATTCATGAGCATGGCTGCCTCTGCCTTGGCCTCAATGGTTTGAGGCACATGCAAATTCATCTCATCTCCATCATAATCAGCATTAAAGGGTCGCGTGCAAGGCAGGGGCAGACGAAAGGTTAATCCGGGGACGGGGTAGATTTGGAAGGCTATCATGTTCATGCGGTGCAGAGTTGGCTGGCGATTAAACCACACCCAGTCACCCTTTTGTAAGTGTCTCTCCACTATCCACCCTACACGCAAAGAAGCTGCCAAGGCACAGCGCTGATCATAATTCATGAGCGCTAGGGAAATCATTCGGGGAGCAGACCCACTCTGAGGTTGAAGGACATAGTTAGCTCCACCCTCGCCCGTAGTTCCCTTCATGACACGAAGCTGAAGCTCCTCCATATTAATGTCATTGACAGTTACAGGCTCTGTCAGAACCTTCATGCGGCATTGAGGCACTCCAAGCATCCAAATGTCCTTGCACATGTCTATTCCCACCACTGTGCGTGCACTAAAGTCTGTGCGATTTGCCCCCAATGAGGAGCGAAACCTCCCTGTTTTTCCACTTAAGCGCTTGTGAAGTCCATTGAGAACTCTGACCATGCCCCGAGCAGAGTGATCACTCACGCCTGGAATTATCACTAGCTTTCGCAATCCAGGGTTGCCAATGCATGCCACCATGAGTTGGAGTTTGCAGTAGGATTGATAAGCAGCAGGATTTAAAAGTCCTTCTGGTGCAGCAGCTAGTTTGGTCTCTAATTCACTCTTTGCTCTCACAATGTCTTGATAAATCACAGTTAAATCATCCTCTCCCCTGGCCTTGCCGCAGTCTGCTATGCGAAGTGTGGGGCGTTGAGCTGGTGGAAGAACTTGAATGCACAGGGGCACAGTGTCTCTGGGATGTGAAATTTCTGGCAAAATGCCCAAGTCTACCAAGGTGTCATGAGGGATCTTATCCAAAATGCTGTACGCCTCCTCCGCGGTAAAGTGTTGAGTGTAAAACTCACGCTCCTCTGGTACCATGGCGGCTAGGGACTCTGGTGAGAACTCTCGCTTAATAAAAATACGATTGCTCTCCGTGTACTCTGGAATGGGAGTAAAGCACTTGTCACATTCCCCCCCAGCCTTGGATCTGCATTTTTCAGCTACTGCCCTGAGTCTCTCTGTTCTTTTCATGTCATCAATATTCCACTGCTGAAGTTGATCCTTGGTAAAGATTGGAGCTAGACACGCAGAGCACACACACCTCAGCAGAGCCACAATGCGCTTAAGGTGTCCCACCAAATACACATGGTAGGGGAATTCAATCATCCCAAAGTGCCCTGCGCAATTAGGCTTTTGACAGGTGAGGCACAAGAGTGCTCGGTCTGTGGAACCCATGCGAGAGTCCATTAGACCCAAAGTCTTGGGCTTGCCATGATCAGTGGTAGATGCCAGCGTAATGCTCACCACGCTTTTGGCACGTATCACAGTCTCACTCTCCAATGATAGCAACAAGCTAAGGTCATCCATTTCTTTAAGTGGACTAGCTTCAAGAATTAGCTTCAAGAATTGGGTTACTCAAGTTCGAGGATAAATTTTTATCTTTAATGTTGAAATCTTGAAATTGCCATGGACTTGATTCGGTGTAGACGCTGCAAGGTTTCTCAAGTACCTAGTCAGTACCCCACCTCTCAGCTACGCACGTACAAGCGTAAAAATGGAAAGGAGAAAGTCCCTCACCATGTGTGCAAGGACTGCAGAAAGGAGCGCAAGCTAATTTCTCAGTATAACCTTACCTTACGTGAATTTACTGCCATGCAAGCAGAGCAAGGGGGAATGTGTAGAATGGGGTGTGGAAAAGTCGGGTCAAATGTTGATCATTGTCATGCCACGGGAAGAGTAAGGGGACTGCTTTGCTCAAATTGTAATACAGGACTTGGATTATTCAACGATAATCCAGAACTACTAAGATTAGCAGCACGATACGTAGAGGTTGAGGGGAAAATTTACTCTAATACTTTCAACTGAGCGATAAGCATGGTTGTAGATATGCCAGGAGTGTAGGGGATTTCTCTAAACTTGTGAGCAATTGGTGCAAAAAAACCCCTTTGCTTTTCCCTGTCTTCTGGAGAGGAAAAGCCATGCACCACAAGATCAATTCTGTGCTCACGCAAAAACTCTTCAGTGACTATGAGGGGACAGTTTCGTATAACTTCCTTGACACAATAAATAGATTCTACTATCAATGCTCGAGACTCTTCATCAATTACAGGTCTGCGCTTGTAGGATATGGCATCCTTGTCTGACACAATTCCAACCACCAACTCAGGATTAGAGTCTTCGCACGCCACAAGAAAGGCAGTCTCCAAGCTATTTAGGTGGCCTACATGAAACATGTCAAACACTCCATCAAGGTAAACACGCATTTTTTTTTTTTTGAATGCAACCCTTTTTCTGCTTTGCTTTCAGCGCAAGGCTCTCTCTTGGACCTTACTTGAGGTTAAACATGCTCTTGTCAAAGTACCAGTCAAACACACCCGTGGTCTCCTTGATGTGGTGAAAGACAAAGGCATAGCGCTTGCGGGCCTCCTCGGGCGTGCGAAAATCTGGGGCAAGCTCGGTCTGGTCAATCCAGGCCTGCACCACCTTCACGCCCGCTGCATTGTCATTGCGCTCCACCCAAATGTGCCTGCGCTCGTCAAAGTAGCGCACAAATGCCGCATCATCCCCATACAGAGCAATGCCAAGGCCACTCATTCTAGGTCTTGAGATTTACCTGGCTAGAAAAATTGAATAAAAATTTTTTATTCGGAATTCAAAGCAAATTTGATTTGACGATACTCTTGATCCAAGACCCATAATTCAGTAAGAGGAGTGAATTGCTTTTGAGCTAGAGCGGGATTGATAGACCTCACATAGCGAAAGTACTCTAAAATAGAGTACTTTTGCAGGTACTCGTCTCTCCCGCCTTCAGTAATCTCAGCCACTGCCACACGCTCCTTTACCTTTTCCGAGTTTTCTCTCTTGAGGAAGATCTTGAGGGCATTGTCCTTGTCTTTGGGGGGCATAGAAGAAATGACTTCCCTGAGCCTAGCCAAACTCTCGCGGGGATTCTCCTTGGGAAAACTAATGAGAGCACTCAACAGTTGAATGATTTCGTGATCTTGCTCTTGGTGCTCCTCTTCTTTTTCCATACCACTGTTTTTGTGGTTGTGCTTGTGATCACAGGCATAATTCGTTTTCCCCTCTTGAATCAATTCATGCAAGTGCAAGGTCTTGAGTTTTGAGTTGAGTTCTGCAAGAGCATTGAGACCCGCAGAGTACATGATTCGAACAATTTCGCGTCGGGCTTTCTTGCACACATATTCAGATTGCTCCTCGAGGTTTAAGTTTGCCACCTCGGACATTTGAATCAAGAATTGAAAGCCCCACAGTTCATTGTCAGTGCTCAGAATAATCTTTGCACAGCCAGGGGGGATCTCAATGCTAGGGGGTTTTACAATGATCAGCTCGTCTCTATCCACAGCAATTTCTTGGCCTCGTCTTCGTACAATGAGTTGAGCTATAGTGCCCTGTTTACCCAGGCGAGCCCCTACTCTTCCCGTAGACAAAACTTCAATTGGAGTATTGTGTTCTAGGAGGTAGTAGCTCTGCATTTGTTTTTTTCTAAAGTGTGTTTAGTTGTTTGAGTTAACGTATGGCAGGATAAGAAAAAAATCAAGGCCTCTAATTTTAAGACAATTGGTCTCGGCTTGGGAGCAGCAGTTTTAATGTGGGGAGCCTCTAGTTTTTTTGGCGGGAGCCCTAAATCTGGACTTAAAGTTGTTGAAGAGGCCAGAGAGGGAAAAGTAAAAAACTTTAGATTCCCCACCTTGGATCCAGGCACTGCAGCAGCTCTGGAAAATGACTTTGTCCTTGGGGACATTGCTGAACGATTAATGCAGTTTGGCAAGTATGACGAGGATGTGTTTCAAGCCTTTTTAGAGGCAGCTGGAGCTTGTGCAGAGTTCATGTTGCAATGCCAGGAGGATGAACTGGGGTCAAAATTCAAACGAGGAAGACTTCAACTATTACACGAGCACATTGCATCCATGCAAACTCAGCTTCGCTTTTTAAGACGCCAGGTATTTCATCAAAATCCTGGTTCCCTGGAAGACTTTGATATTATTGCCAAGGAGGAACTAGGCAAGTACGCAAAGGATGAGCATCATAATTTTTGGTGTGAAAGTTCTTCTTGAAAAAAAGACAAGGTCCAGACAAAAAAAGGTTAGGAGCATAAGTGCCGAGGCTTGCTCTCCTGAATCTAAACTTGCATACTTCAAATAGGTATGGGATTGTCCTAGATGCAAACTTAAATCAAGAACTTTCACTGCTCTGATAACCCAACATTGAACTACGCGTTTCAGTGGTGAAATTCTGTCATGCACTAGTTTTAGCTATAAGAAAATGATGGAATGGGTGTGTGCTCTAGGTCAGTTGGCCTGCTTGGGAGCAAGTCTAGTATTTACTACCATGCACCCTGTTCTAGGACACATTAAAGACTATGGTCATCTAAATCTACCTCTGATTTCTACTACATGGCCTCATCTTTCATCCCTTGCCTTGGCTTCCCTAGCCTTACTTGTGGGACAAGACACGACTCGAGTCTTTTTGCACGTGTATGCCCCCGCCATGTTCATCAAGGCTACATTGATGCCTCTCACCATTCTACCTGACAGCAATCCTCAGTGTAAGACCTGGCATCCCTACTATTGCTTGACGCGGAATGACATGTTGCCCTCGGGGCACATGATTATTGCGTGTAGTTCAGCCCTGTGCTTGCCAGTTTGGGGAAAACTTGTGGCTGGAGCAACAGGAGTTTTGCTAGTGGCAAGTCGTATGCACTTTAGTGTAGATGTCATTCTATCTGTGTGGATTGTCGGATTACTTGAATTAAGGCGTTGAAGCTTACTGCACTAGAAAAAAAAACAAGGAAAAAAATGGAATTAGATCTAGAGTGTAGAGTGTGTTTGGAACCAATCAAGGGATTAGTTATAGAGTGCGGGGCGTGCAAATGCGTGGCGTGTAAAGAATGCCAAGAAATTTCTGCTGCCCCCAAATGCATGGGCTGCCAGGTTGTGTTAAGCAAGGGGGCACTGGGAACAAAATTAACTAAATCCCTATTAAGACCATGGGAAGAAGAAGAGTTCTGGAAGCGAGAAGAGGCCTTGTTAGCAAATACTCAGTTATTATTGGAATGGGAAAATGAAACTACCAGGTTAAAGAGTCAATTGCGGTTTGGTCTAAAACCCACCTTTCCTCCCAAGCCTAAAATCAATTTATCTGGCACCCTCATGTTCCCCTGTCCTTCCATTTCTTGCAGAGGCTTTGTCTCTGGTAAGGGAAATTGTGGAACCTGTAAGTCTGAGGTATGCATTCAATGCAGAGAGATACACGAGGGCAAGTGTAATCCAGAGACCCTGGAAAGTTTAAAGGCCATACAACAAGATAGCAAGGCTTGCCCCAAATGCAAAGTTCTCATCTTTAAAACTCTGGGGTGTGATCACATGTTTTGCACCCATTGCAGAAGTCACTGGCACTGGGAAACCAAAAAAATATTAAAAGAAAGCTCAAACGGACACTACAACTCATCACCCGTCTTTGGCAATGTAGACTTGCCTCAAGTTGAGAGTGATTTGCCCCGGGAAGAGTGCACCAATTCCTTGCTAACAAACCTTTATGTACCCCATCATCCTAGCGATAAATGGCATCAGGCACTCCAGAGGGCATTTACCATTGAGCGAAAACAAATTGTTTTTGCATTAGACTCAGTTTACAATGCTGCAAAGCTTCAGAGCAAGCACGAGGAGTCTTTACTTCAATTACGATTAAAATTCCTTCGCAAGGAACTGGACTTGCCTTTAATAAAGCGAAAGGTGCATTCCATGGAAATGGCCCATGAAAAAACCTGGGCTGTGCACCGACTATTGTATCTTCAGCTAGAACAGTCTCTTAAACTCTTTGGTGTTTGGGGACGAAGAAATTGGCACAACCCTGAAGAAATCAAGGACAGATTTAATGTGTTACAAGAGTTTTGTAGCGCTCAAGTAAAAGAGCTAGGTGGGGGACCTACATTCATGCCCCTCACCCAAGACTCAAGCCCGCTACTCATCTTATAAATCATTTTTTTGAAGCTTCATCCTCCGACCATTCATCGTCAGTAACAGGTCTTCGGGGAGCCACATAGTTAGGAATCTTGCGAATACGTGCACCACCCATCTTAAAGCCTTGCACGGGTAAAAGTCCCAAGTCCTTAGAGCGCTTGGCAAACTCCCTTGAAATATCCCTGTAGTCCGCAATCAGAACCTCACTCTTCACAAAATCTAAAGATCTGCCACTAGGCATGGTCTCAAGAAACTGAATCTCCTCCTTATCAAGCTCAATGTGTAAGCCCCCATAGTACTGCTCCTTTGAAAGCTTGGTTGGGAAATTCCACAGACTAAAGGGAGGTGTCTGAGCTGGCACAGGTCTGAGCGGCGGAGGCTTTACAACCTTTGAGGTCTTTGGTGTGCTGAATAGCGTGGAAATGTCAACACCTTCGCTCTTGAGCTCTGCGTCAATGTCCATCTAGCGAGAATAATCAGAGAGAGGAGGTATGAGCAATAAAATTCGAATTTGAATTTTTTATTTAATTGAATTTGGCATCATCCACCAGCTCCGGGGATTCCTCAGGCTCCTGAGGTTCTTGGACCACCTCAAAGGCCTTGTGCATGTCCCACGAGGAATTGCGAGCAGAGAAAAAGGTCAAAAAGTTCCACCCTTGCTTGGGGTTCTCTAAAGCCCAGTCAAGCACGAGCATCTTGATCACCTGAATGTAGGCTGGAAACTCCTGGGGAAGCTGGTGAAAGTTGTCCCGTGGCATCATCTTGTAGTAGTCCAAGAACTCCTGGACCTTTGAGGAAGGCCAGGTTCTAATGACATTTGCTGCAACTCTCCACGTGGCGGGAGTCTGGTCAGGCATGACCAGGCAAGCCTGCTTGAAGCTTTCAAGCGTAGACTCAAGTGCCCTCCATGCAGTCTCAGTCACATCAATCTGAGACTCTGCTGTCAGAAAGGTAAAGCTATGCTTCACCGTCCCGTCGTAGGGATTGTCCATTGCAAAGATAATGAGAGAGATATCCGTAATTCAAAATTGAAAAAAATATTTTTTTGAATTCTTGCCCCGGACCTATTAGGACCTACTCGCTGAGAATGAATCAGCAAAACATGCTGGTGCACGCATCCAAGTTTGGCTGCCTGGAGAGCATTAGAAATGCACTGGATTCTGGGGCTGACATTGACGCCCTGAACACTGGCCCTCCAGAGGCTTTTGTTGGCGTCAACGCCCTACACGCAGCATTGACCTACGGGAAGGCAGATGCTGTCAAGCTCCTTCTGGACAGAGGGGCAGACCCCCATGTGATTGGAGGCACTGGCTCTGTGGCCTTTAGTGCCGTGGCATGGGCCAAGATCAATGGTGACTTTAAGAGTCTCAAGCTCATTGTGGCTTCCTCCAAGTTTGACGGGACCAAGGTCACGGACAGGGACCTCAGCTGCGGCTGCGGTGGAGGCAATAGGGCGTTTGAGAAAATTCAGGCCATCCTGGAAAAGCTCTGAGCTTACAAACCACACATCCTACCTCCACTCATCCCTACTCGAGCCCCACAACCTCCACGCCCGATGTGTCATAGACCCTCACGGCCTGGATGAGCATGATGGGCAGGCGAGTGTAGGGGTCCTGAAGCAACTTGAGGGCCACCTCCCCATGGTACTGAGACCCCCAGTTCTCGCCTTGTAGGGCCTCCCGCGCGCGCTGCATGACATTCACCAGGTAGGTGAAGCTGATGGGCGTGGAGGTGGCATTGAGCACCACCGCACCAGAGTTCTCAAAGGCACAGCCCAGCAGCGGGCAAGTGTCGCCCTCGTAGGCCTTCAGGACCCCCAGAGTCCAGAAGTTGTACTCTGCCTGGGCGTACAGGGTCTCCACGCGCTCCAGGGCCCGCAGCGCGCTGTGCCACTTATCACCTGCAGCCTTGGACTCCCTGGCAAGCAGCTCTGCCAGGCTCTCCTCAAGCACCTCCACGTCGTCAGCTGCATCCATGGCGGCGGGGCGTGCACGGGAGGTAAAGAGTGGGAGGATACTGGTAGAAAACAATTTTATTAATAAATTTTCTTTTTATTGAAAAATTGAATTTCTGCCCCCACCCACAACTTGGGCACCACTTTTGGATGGCAGCAATGGACATTAGGGAGAGCGCATGGTACAAGACCAACCAGCTCTTTTGGCAGAGGCCCTCTACGGGCTTTGTGCTCAATGACATGCTGGCCCTGCACGAGGAGGTGGGCATTCCCTCGTCCAAGCTCTGGGACCTGGCGGACAAGTACCCGCTGCGCTCCACTGCGCAGCTCAAGGCCATGTACCTCTGCAGGTACACCTCCTCCAAGAACACCGAGGGGCGGGAGGTCTGGAGCCGCACGGACGCGGACCAGATTGCAGCAGCAGATGAGGTGGCACGCGAGGAGAACTCCCGCCTGGCAAGCTTCTTGGACAAGAACCCCCTGATGATTAGCAAGGTGCACGAGCTCAAGATTGAGCGCTCGATGCTCAGGGCCAGGGAGGAGGACTTGAAGTCTGGCATGGACCTGCTGGACCACCTCCAGGCAGCAGCAGCAGAGATGTTTGATCCCGCCGCGGAGCTGGACAAGATGGTGGTGCTCCGTGACAAGGCTCTGCGCTTGGAGCGGGAGTCCTACGAGGCCAAGCTGGAGCTGGAGAGGGCGGAGAAGGAGCAGAGGGAGGCTGCCAAGAAGAAGGCCAAGCTGCAGCGCAAGCAGGAGCGGGCTGAGCTGGAGGCCAAGCTGCAGCAGCTCGAAAAGGAGAAGAGGGAGAGTGAGCAGCGCGAGAGGGAGATGCGGGAGAAGGAGCAGCTGCAGATGCGGGAGATGCAGCAGCAGCAGCGGCAGGAGATGGAGCGGCAGCAGCAGCAGCGCGAGAGGGAGCAGCAGCGGGAGAGGGAGGAGCAGCGCGAGAGGGAGGCGAAGCAGCACCTGGAGTGGCAGCAGAAGCAGCGCGACAAGGCGGCCAAGAAGGCAGCAGCCAAGAAGCCTGTGGAGGACGAGGAGGCTGCCTTGGAGGCTGCTATTTTGGAGGTGCAGGAGGCCACTTCCAAAAAGCAGGCAGCAGCTGCTCTAGTCAAGGCGGAGCTGGACAAGAAGACGGCGGCAGAGGCTGCAGCCAAGGAGCGTGAGGAGAAGGCAGAGGCCTTGCTCTCATCCTTGCACAAACGCCCCCGCATCTACATGCCCAAGCACGACATAGCCCCCATGCCCAACCGCATGGCCATCTTTACCTTCATGCTGTGCTGCTCCCTGCGTGAGAACTTGATGCTCAACATCCTCGCAGCATTTGCAGTCTGGTCCCTTAAGGTAGACCTTCCCCACTTTTTAGTCCTCCGCCCCATCTTCACCTCGCACGAGAACACTGGGCTCAAGGTGCCCGAGCAAAAGCCCCTGTACAAGAACAGCACCACTGCTACCAAGGGCCTCGTCATGATTGTGCAGTCTCTCCGCAACATTGTGGGCGTGGTGTTTGACCTCAGCCACATTCTGCTCTCTGAAGACATCACTGTCTTTAACAGAAAGATCCAGCTCCTCTACAGCATTGCCAACCTCCGCCAGTTCTCCATGCTTTTGCTAGAAGGCATTGATGCCCTCACAGCTCCCGGGCAGCTCCCCAGCCCAGAGCTGTTAGAGCTGTTCAACAGGGTGTCCTGCTTTGAGCAGTTTGTCCAAGGCCCTGACTTTGCCCTGCTCTGCATGTGCCTGCCCAGACCTTCCCTGCCTGCCACTCCCGAGCCCTTTATTCCAGCCTTTCCAACCTCTTGCCCCCGTGACATTATCTCTTCTCTATTCCTGCTGGGCCCCCTTGAGATTTCCTTGCGGGACTTGCCACCAAAGTGGCAGACGTACAAGAACCTGTGCAACCCCGTGCTCTATGCCAGCAAGAAGATTTGGAATGAGAATGGGACCTATCTTAAACACTGGAGTGTGGGCAAGGACATTCCCGAGCTTGGGCTGATTTTTGATCAGCCTGGTGCTCTGGAGACTGCAGTGGGGTGGCTGGGAGGCTCTATGGACTTTTTCCACTCCCTTGTTCAGCAGACTCATGGCAACTCAATGGAGAGGGCCTGGGAATTCATTGCAGCTGCTGGCCAAAGCTATGACTTTCAGGACGACCAAGAGTGCATCCTGGCCTTTCTCCTTTCTCCATCCGTCCTAAGCACTTGGGCCAAGGAGCACGAGTACCAGCCCATCATGAGCTTTCCTCTTCCTCTGACTTTGGACACTGTGAGTTCCTAGCCTCTCGCTGCCCGCCAACCTTTCACTTTTCTGACACACCAACACTCTTTATCACACACTCTTCCCCCGCAGCGCTGGCATGAGATTTGTGAGGTTTTTGGAGACCGAGACAAGGAAATGCTGACGACCTACAAGCGCATGCTTAACAAGGCAAGAACGTGGGGGCTAAAATAAAAACTAAAAATGTTTCAAAAAGAGTAGGAAGAGCACAATAAGGCTAACAAGAAGAACTAGAGCAGAGTGTGTTGCATACTCTGGTGGAACAGGAAGTTGCTTCCCAACTGCAACTAGTAAATCCCCAGCTTCGCGCTTACATGCACTTGGAAAACGGTGAATTGAGTCTGCTAGCAAGACTGCTCTTGGATTGTGCGGATATAGCTCCCTCACTATGCGAGTATCCTTGTAAAAACCTTGAAAGTGTATAACTGAAGGAAAGGATGAGCCAAAGACTACAAGTTTACCGTCTTTCACTTCATAGTCTCTCTGTTTTTCTAAGCCAGCCATGCACACGAATAATTTACATTCATGATCTAAGGCTATGGTACCTGGATTATCAAAGAGGTACCTAGTGAAATAACGCTGGTCATCCAATTCCAATACTTGTGGATTCGCGAGAGCGGGCTCTAGAACCTTTAAAATCGCTCCAGCTCTTCCCGCATACACTCCAGAATTCAGAAACGGTAGGCGAAGGTGGCGAGTAGGGTAGGGATTTCCAATGTCTGGGTTTTCATAAGCTTCAGCTGCAAACAGTAACATTTCTTGGGGCATGTGCTCCAAGTGTGCCCCCAAACTCTGAGCATTGTGAAACAAGACATCAAATCCATCAGTGACAATGCACATTTCATTTTTTTCCAGTTTTGCCAAATGCTGTGCCAAGAGCACAAACTTTAAACCAAAATGTTTGCTCTCATGTCCAAGCGCTCTATGATCTCCAAGTCCTATAATTTTAGGGGTGAAACCCTGAGAGACAGCAGTATCTTCCCATAGATCAAGACCTGCTGTACGCTTAGTACACACTGTTAAGATATTAAGTTTTGCCATTTGTTCCTCTTCAAGGTGAAAACAGCATCATCCAGAGTAACGCAAGTAGTATGCAACATATTGCCACAAGGGTGACTGGTGAAATGTTCCATTTTCTCAACAAGGGCATCTCCTCTTGCCTTCTCACACTGAGTGATTTGGGTGTCAAAAATGGTGCTTTTACATTCTCATCTTGTTTTTTCTTCTCATGAAAGGCCCTAGTCAAACTCAGTGGCCTGCGCAATTCCAGCTTCTCCATTTTGTTAAAGGGCCGTAAAAAGGGGGAGGCTCTACGCATCCTCCTCCCACCCCTCTGCAGTCTCGCCAGCAGGGCTTCCGCCCCCCATGCTCATGCCCCCGCCCTCCCTCTCCTCTGCGGACTGGTGCGCGGGGGCCTCAGCCGCTGCGGACTGGTGCGCGGGGGCCTCAGCCGCGGCGGCCTCAGCCGCGGGGGGCTCTGCTGCGGGCACAGTGTCCATGTCCAGCTCAGCAGCAGCGGCAGCCTCCTCGCGGGCATAGCGCTCGAGGGCCTCGCGCTTCTCATTCTCCATGCGCTCCTTGGCCGCGCGCGTAGAGGCAGCCAGCCGCTGCGCGAGCTCCTCCTGGGCAATGCGCTGCTCCTCTGCCAGCTTGACCAGGGCCAGGCGGTTCTCCTCCTCAATGCTGGCCTCCAGCCTCGCGGCAGCAGCAGCCGCCTCTGCAGCAGCCTCTGCGGCCTTGGCCTTGATCTCCTCCAAGCGCGCGCGCTTCTCCTTCTGGATGTTGTCCCGCGTCTTGGACACCTCCAGGGCCCTCGTAAAGGCCTCAGAGATCTCCTCGCTCATGATGGACAGGTCCGCGGTGGAGGCACCCATCACAGAGCGCACGCCGCTCTTCAGGATGTCGCGCAGGGTCTCGCGGTGGTCCCCGAAAGAAGCAGCTGCGGTGCGCTTGCCACCTGCGAGGCTGGGGGCAGCGGCGGCAGCAGAAGAGGAAGAGGAGGCGGCGGCAGCGGCGGCGGGGGCAGCGGCGGCGGCGGCGGCGGCGGAGGAAGAGGAGGAGGAGGCAGCGGCGGGCTCCGTGTAGGGCACGCGGGTGATGGATGGCATCCGCAGGGGAGAGAGCACGTCCCCCCCAGACTCGCAGCCCATGGAGCCGCTCTGGAAGGTCTGCCGCAGGGAGCCCCCAGACGCAGCAGTGCCAAACATGCCCCCAAAGGAAGTGTCCTGGCAGCGCGGGATTTCCGCGCGGCGGCGGGACGAGATGAAGGACGGCTCGCCCTGGGGGGAGGCCAGGCCAAAGCCCCCAGAAGAAGAGGCGGGGCGGGCGGGGGAAGAGGTGAGGGAGGGGGAGAGGGAGGCGTACCCCGGGAAGGCGGAGCTTGCCGCCGCCGCAGCCGCAGCCGCCGAGGCAGCCGCAGCCGCAGAGGCCCCCCCGCCGCCCCCAAAAATGCCCGCGTGGAACTTGCGCTGCTCGTCCAAGCGCTGCTGGGTGAGCTCCGCCTGGAACTTCTCCCGCTTCTGCTGCAGCTGCTCCTTGTCCATGGCCAGCTTCTCCGCCTCCAGCTGCAGCTTCTGCTCCTCCAGCTTCTCGCGCATGATCTGCAGCTCCTGCATCTTGGGGCTCGCGCGGGGGGCCTCGCTGCGGGGGGCCTCGCGGGCGGGTGCGCGCGGGGCGGGGGCAGCAGCTGCGGGCTGCTCCTCCATGCCAGCCGTCTCGTCATAGTACAGCTGCTGCTCGCCGCACCCAGAGAGGCCGCCGAGCATGTCATCAAAGCACGACAGCTCGCCGCCCCCGCCGCCCACAGAGCCCTCCTTGGACGACTTCTTGATCTTCTTGTTGACATCAACGCCCTCAAAGAAAGCGCTCTTCATCTCCCAGGGCAGGCTCTCCAGGTTCATGCTGAGTGGCGGGAAAAGAAGGGCGGGAAGGAAGGGGAGAGCGTGGGGGCGGGGAGCGTGAGGGAGGAAGCGCGGTGCTTGCGTTAGGCGGGGGCGGGGCGTGCGTGAGGGCGGGGCGGGCAGGTAGGGCATCTCCACAACGTACAGGATCTTGAGGCTCCAGCACTTGAAGTCCTTGATGGCCTGCTTGGTGTTGCCGCGCGTCCCAGTGCCGCCAATCTGGTCCTCGCCCAGGCCCTGCTCCTGCCTGTCGGCCTCAATCTGCAAGGCCTCATTGTGGATGCCCTCCAAGCCCGCGGGCACGTGCCCCAGCATGATCAGGTGCCTGAAGAAGGCCTGCGTGGGGAAGGGAGCGTGCGGGGCAGGGCAGGGCAAGCGCGCGGCGGGGGCGGGGGGAGCGCGGGGCGGGAGGAGCGCGCGCGGGGCAGGGCGGGAGGGGAGCGCGCGGAGGGGAGCGCGCGGGGCGGCAGGGCAGGATAGGGCAGGGCAGGGCATAGGCATGGCAGGGAGCGAGGCAGGGAGCGCGCGCGTGGTGCGGGTAGCATGGAGAGAGCGCGGGCGGGAGCGGGAGGGAGGGGGGGGACGCGTGAGAAGGGTATGGCGAGGGAATGGAGGCAAGGGAGCGGCGGGCGAGCCCAGCCACGCACCACGAGGTTCTCCTGGTAGGTCTTGACCAGCAGGCTCTGCTTGGGGTCCAGCGTAAAGCTTGCCATGGCTGCAGCGAGGGGCGATGACGCGAATGAAATTTGGTGGCCAAATTTTATCAAAAAAGAAAATTTTATTGTATATTTGAACCGGTGAACCGGTGATAGGTGACACCACCGGTGAATTTGGTTAGACCGGTGAGGAGACCTCCCTAGCTACAGCTTCACGCATTTTCTTGGTTTCTTCGGGAAACACAAGTGTGCAGATGATGGCGTCTGCTAACCTCCACAGCTCATACCCCAGAAGAGGCTCCCTGATAGGGCTGCGGTCCTTGGCTCCCTCAATAAAGACATTGTAGGAGTCATCAATGACAAGCGTGCAGCTCTGGGGCCTGCCATTCTTGTCCTTTGAGACCTTGATGATTCTCCAGTGTCCTCCCAGAAACACTGCACCCTGAGGCACTGACCTTGAGCCTTCCCAGATTCTCTCGTGGGAGATGCGGGAAGCTGCCTCTGCTAGTAAACTCTTGTGGGTGGGTGCACTTGAAATTTTTCTAGCCGTTGGTGACGACCAACTGCCACCCTCTGCAAGCTCCCTGTTGGCGTGGCAAGGTCGCGGGAAGTGGCAGGTGAGTGTGCAAAGAGGCATGGTGGTGGTTAAAGGAGGGATTTGAGCGCGAATGAAGCCTTGGCTCTACACGCACATGTAGCAGCAGAGGCAGAAGTAGGGAGTAAAATTGCCTGACAGTTGGAAAAATTAGAATTTTGACACAAAAATTTTCTTCTTTCTTTGACTAAAGTGTAGTTTAGTTGGAAGATTCGGGTTCTTCTGCAGGAGTAAAGTCCATCCCCCCAGAACCTGCAGCAGGGTCTCCACCTGAAGAGCTCTGGGATTGTGACTGAGCTAAGGACATGGCTCTCAGATCTAGGAGCTGTGGTGAGATTTCCCCACCAGCACTACTCCCAGACATTGCATAGGCTGCAAAGGAATCTTGGGCATTTTCTCCACTGGTGTGTGAATATGCCCTGCGTGCCACAATGTCCCTTAGGGTGATGGCCAGAGCTGCACAGCTTGGGATCTTGGAAAGAGCTGCCAAGTCTTGCATGGCCTCCTCAGTGTCTACAATGGGATTCTCAAAGTAGGGAGACACTATGGCACATCCCAAGATGCGGGCAATGTCTTCCCCAACTGCATTGGAAGCTTCTATAGTTCTTGCACACCCCCAGAAACTCTTGGTGATTAAATCTTGTCCTTGCACCTGCACATTCCAGGTAGATGGTGTCTCTGGATTCAGGGTCTCCTCAAGAGTGTGTAGGCCCACTTGAAAGACTATGCGTGTCGGCATGTCGCTGCGAACAATGGCTCCACCCACTGGAAGCTTTGTGAGCATTGTGGCTGTCTCCCCAGCTCTGCCACCGCGCACACTGACTTGAAGCTTGGCAAAGCGGGTATACCAGTGAGCTGCAAACACATCCCCTAAAAATCTGGGTATGCCCTCTTGCTCATTGGCAAGTTGCATGACACCTCCAGATTCCAAAGCCAGTGTCTTGAGAAGGTCAGAATTCATCTGCCCACCCTCTATTCCCAGGGTGTGAATCACTGTTTCAGAGTAGTGAGGAAATGACCTAGCAAAGGAGCAGAGCTGAGAAGACTCGTAAAGGCCTTGGGGAGGTGCATTGGCCAGGCCGTCAGTAACTAGAATCTTGATGCCTGGGCGTTGCAGAAGCGCTTCAAGGGTGTCTTGAAGGTTGGTGTTGCCATAGCGATTCACCAGCTTGATGGCCTTGATCTGCGCTGCATTGTCTCCCACCACAGTGGGTGGCAGCAAGCACTCATACTCATGATCAAAGCACCCTATGCTCAGAGAGCTACCTCTGGTCATGTCCACCAGAGCACCTACTGTGCAATTCAGCGTCTCCATTGCCTTTAGCATTGAGCCACTTCTGTCCAGGGCAATGTGAATGTCCATGGGTCCAGCCAGCTCTCGTGCTTCCTCCAAAGTCTCAACAGGCTTCACTGGAGACAGGGTAAGCATCCCAAAGCGCTTGTTGCGGAAAGCCACAGTCTTGAAGGTGGTGAGCATGGTAGGGTGTTGTGCAAGCCAAGAATTGAGAGAATTAATTCCTAATTTTTTATGAAATTATTTCGTCTATTCTACTCTATTCTTCTACTCTATCCTTTTCCCCTCTACTCAAATGCACTTTCTTTACTTGCTAGCTGTGAAGGATGGCATCAAGTCTGCACTCTGTGCATCCAGAGAAAACAGGTTTGACAGGGAGGCAGTGTGGAAAATGGTGGTACAAGCTCAGAATGACATGGAGGCAAGAACCTTGGCTTCAACTCGCGAGTCAGTGCGGAGCAACTACACCACTCTCAAGTATTGGACCAAGACTCCCGAGCTGCAAATCCTCAGCATTGACTGCACCCTTTTAGGTGTGGCAGTGGAGAATGAGTCTCAAGTCATTTGCACGTACGAAACCCACCTGTAGGCTTGGGCGACAAAGCCCCTTCCCCAGAAAAATAAAAATTAAATTTTTATTTTTTTATTTTTTTTACCAGCCAATTTCTTTGCCATGCAGCAGGGCTCTCTCGTGAGCTTTGTGGATGCTAACAAGACGGGCGTCTATGTGGTAGACTGCATAGAGAAGGAGGAATACATTGAGAAGGTGAGGAATGGTCCAGCCATAGAGCACACCAAGAATGTCTGGCACCTTTATGACATGCTGGACAAGCGCAAGAAAATCTGGAAGGCGTTTAAGGAAGACATTCGTCCCCACAGCTTTGAGCGCACCAAGCGTTCAGACAGTGAGAACCAGAGAGACAGCAGCATTGAGCGGGGTCGCCCGCGCAGCGACACTCTCTGGCGTGGTTCACCAAAGTCAAAGGACTCTCGGTCCAATCATGTCAAGGTGACTAGGAATAAATTTCATCTTCTTGATTTGCTCTGCATGGTGGCTTTGCAAAGGCGTTAAGGCGGATAAGAAATTCGTTAAAAGTTTTTCGCAGAGTAAAAGGCAAGTAGACAAAAAATGCAGATGGTACAAGAGCCCGAAGTCCTTAGGGGCTATGAGTCTGCACGCCGCAAGGTGGCAGAAACACTAGCCAATCTGAATTTTGCTCGAGTTGTTAGCGTGATTCAAAACACTTCTCGCTCTAACCGTGGAGACTTTATGTTTCAGGGGGAAGTTGAAGAAGTGTTTTGTGGCAAGCATGGGCGTCATGCAGCTCGTCATGCCTTTTTTAGCAAGTTTACCCGCAATGAGAGTGGCGTAAGTGTCATGGGATGTTTTAATCTGGCAGATACTCCCATGGGAACTGCTCACCTGAGTTCAGTGCCTCAAATTGGGGATGTTCTGGTGGGTAGTTTTGTCACTGCCACTGCCAAGGGAAAGCTACCGTATGAATTCAAGGGTTGGTGCAACAATGGCAAGCCTCTGTTAGAACTCATGCGAATTTTACAGTTTGGATCACGCATGTCCAAGGGAGAACTTCATACTTTGCTGAGGCAGCCTGCCAGTGTGACTGCCTCCTTCGCTCTGAGACTTCAGGCTGCTTCACTGGGAAGTACACGCATTGTTGCACAGCGTGCTGCAGAAGCACAGGATGACATTTGGTTGCTTGCTAGAGCCTTGTGCTTTCGTGAGTTGGACATTGACCCTAAACTCAAATTGAGTAAGCCTCACTTTGAGATTCTTAATCAATTAGCCATGACTACTTTGGATGAGGAAATGTTGGAGGATTTGCAGAAATTGGCTCCTCCTATGCCTGAACAACCCTTGCATATCCCCCCTTCCCATTTTACTGGATTCACTGATCCAGCCGCGGGGTACTCTGCGGGGGCTTTAGCTGGCTATGGCATTGGAAACTATGGATATGGCATTAAACCTCAAGAGCTTCCAGAAGGTGGGAAAACTCCTCCTTACTTTCCTTCTTCTCCTGTAGCTCCAAAGAAGCACACCTCCATATATGATGATGAAGACAATCAAATGTCCAAGACTCCTGAATATATGCCTTCTTCTCCAAAAGCTGCTCCTACTTCTCCACCCTATAGACCTTCATCTCCCGTTTTTAGTCCAGAATCACCACCTTCAAAGTCTCCCGCGTATGCTCCCTCTTCTCCTGTAAATCTTCCGAAAGAAGAAGGGGAAATCACCATGGAACCTGCACCAAAACCACCATCAATGCTCACCAAATTATTAAGCACTATTCACTTGCCACCTTCCCATCCTCCAAGTAGTTCCATAGCTGCTCATCAACCTAGCCCTCAGTTTTCTAGTCCTAAAGGTTTTTCTAGTCCTAAGGTTACTAAGGCTAGTTTAGTAGATTATAACGACATTTAGGGATAAAACTTTTTTCACTTTCAAACAGCAAACCCTTTATAAAGATGGAGCATATTTCAAAGTCCATGTTTCAAGACAGAGGTTTAGGAGAATCAGCAGCATTTCTCTTGGCTAGCAAGCTTAAATATGGTCCTTCTGCTCAGACCTTTAGTTCACAGCGACACTTTGATTCAGCTCAAAATTTCTCATGGATGGACAGAGTTCTTGCCCACTGTGCCCATCTTGAAGTCACCCCAGATCTCAGTGCATCTTTTGAGACGCTAGCAAAACTTACTGGTCATCAAAATGACTTGGATGAAGTGAAAGCAGAAGACAAGCGAATTGCGGACCTTATGGCCACTGTAAAGGCTGAGCGTAAGGATGGCTTTTTAGTATGCAGAAAGGAAGGGTGCAAGTCAAAGGCAATTAAAATTGATCAAAAACAAACTAGGTCAGCTGATGAGCCCATGACACTGTTTGCCTTATGCGAAGATTGTGGAATGCAATGGACAGTCAAGGGATAGTCCAAGTATGATATGAGGGATAAATTTTAGTTTGTGTCTGTGTTGGTTGTTAAATCACAATGGAGTTTTCAGGTGAAGCCGACGACTATGCCCCCCAATTCGAATCTTGTGCATGGGTTACTGAAGGAGAAATTGAAGAAGCAGCAGTTAAAAGCCCTCACTGGGGGAAACTAAATGAGATTCACCATCAAATGCCTTTAAGATCAACCAAAGTCAAGCGTGAATTAGATGGCTCACGTTCTCATGCAACTCAACGTGGCAAGGAAGCTGAACAATTATTTGTGGAATTAGCCTCAAAGGAGTGGACTGTGCATGAAACTACTTTGCAAGAGGATAAGGTTGGACATATTGATTTCTACCTTCAACAACAATCGGTTCAAATTCCTTTAGATGTTAAAGCATTGCGATGCATAACACGAAAACGGGGACTTCAGAACAAGTACGTGTGGGTGGAATTACACAAGACTGGGTTCTTGTTTGGGGGACAGAGCACATGCATAGCCTTGCAGTACGCCACTCAGAAATTCTTGTTGGTGAACAAGAAAGCTCTTCAGGATCTGGTGATACAGTCATTTCTTGACAAAACTCCCGTTAGATGGAATAACCAAGCGTTTCACAGAGCTTTTCAAAGAGAAGACACAAATGAATGGATTGGATTTGTGGAATTACTTAAAGTGGCTCAAACGTGCGCAGTTGGTATTGTTAATAAGTAGTTCTTGCCAATTCTCGTGGAGTGTAATAGAAAGTCTTGTTTACATAGCCAGGTTGCCCCGCAGGAATCCCATATAAGACCTTTTGAAGTACAGCCTGTCTTCCAAAGGCATCCTTGTAGAAAAAATTTTGAGGACTTCCTAATTTTCGGTCGATTTTTGCCATTACTGAATTCACAAATGAAGGGTAGTACTTGATTGAATTCTCAAAGGCTTGATAATCGGCTGCAGTTCTGGCGTACCCCGTATACCCAGTCTTTACATTTTCTTCTCCGAATCCATAGAATGCTCGTATAATATTGAATACTTTAGCCTCAGTTTGATCTAAAGAGGAAATGAATTCCAAGCCTTTATAATCAGCTCCTACTCGTTCCCCCAAGGCATTCTCTAAAACAGAGAAATTGTCTTGACCTTTGGCAACCACAGCTTGAAGGGGTAAGGTTTCCGCACCTGTACGAATTCTTAAGGCCTGTCCTAAAACATCATTTAACGTTACAGGTGGGCCGCCACCAGCTGCATTTATATCTGCTACTTCTTGTTGAAATCGAGGCAAAGATGAATAATTAGAATATCGTTGTAATGTGTCATATATTGTTGATCTTACACGGTTTGTTTCCGTCGAGTCTAATGGAAATGATAATGCTTTTCTTGTCGCTTTAAGAGAACTTTTGATTAATTTTCCTTGGTCGAAAAGAGGTGCTGGAGCAGCAAGGGGAGCAGGAGGAGGGGGGGAATATATATCATAATCTAATTCATCTGGTGCAGCTGCAGCTGCCAAAGCTGCTGCAAAACCGCCACCTCCAGCTGCTGCAGCTCCGCCGCCACCTCCACCTCCACCAGCTGCTGCAGCTCCGCCGCCACCTCCAGCTGCTGCAGCTCTTAGGGGTAAAGCAGCTCTTAGGGGTAAAGCTCTAGCACCACCCACTCCTGCTAATGCTGCTAATACAGGAGAAAGAGTTCCAGGGGTAGGAGGAGGAGGAGGTGGGGAAGCGCTGGCACCTCCACCACCACTTCTCGCTAAAGCTGCTGAAAGTAAAGCACGCGCACGAGGACTAGAATTAGGAAAACCTGCAGCAGTAAATGCTGCGGCGGAAGGGGAAGAAGAGGGGGCTGTAGCTATTTTTGTTATAGCTGAAGGAAGAGCGGCACTCGAAGATGTCAAACTACCCCCTGCTGCTGCTACTGATGCTGCTACTTCAGGCAATCTACGTACAGGTCCCGTACCAATTCCACTCCAAGCTGAAGTTAATACATCAAAAGGATCTGAAGCCGCCGCTGCTGGTGCTGCCGCTGCTGCTGATGCTGCCGCTGCTGTTGCTGATGCCGCTGTTTCTGCCGCTGCTGTTGCTGCCGCTGCTGTTGCTGCCGCTGCTGGTGCTGCCGCTGCTGCTGCTGTTTCTGCCGCTGCTGTTTCTGCCGCTGCTGTTGCTGCTGCTGTTGCCGCTGCTGTTGCTGCTGCTGCTGCCACCGCAGCATCTGAAGGGGCACCCAAGGTAGCTCTCGCAAAAGATGAACTCAATGCTTCTAAAGGAGAGGGACTTGAGCTCCCACCAGCACTAGACCCCACTTCAGTACTAGACCCCGCTTCAGTACTTGACCCCGCCCCTCCAGAACTAGACCCACCCACAGAATCTAGTAATAAGCCTATACCATCACCAAGGTTAATGTCTCCTCTTATTCTTTTTAGCTTTTCCCTAAAAGAGTCCTCTTGAAAATTTCTAGGGAACTTTGATTGAAAGTAAGACACAATAGCATCTTCATTTTCTGCGTTTCTCAAAAAAGCTAAAACAATACGACCATTTTCGCTTGTTGTTGGATCTGAGCTTTCACTAAAATATCTAGCAACAGAAAAAGTCCCATCGGGTATTTCTCCACTCGCTATTTGTTCATCAATGATTTCCCGCAATATTCGCTCCGCTTTTAATTTCGCTTCTACTGGATTAATGTTTACTGTTCTAATACTAAGAAAAGAAGAATCGTCTCCACCTCCTCCACCTCCACCCCCTTCAGAACTCGAAGGAAGAGCCAAGACCCCTGTTGAGCCTCCACCCCCTTCAGAGCTCGAAGGAAGAGCCAAGCCCCCTGTTGAATCTCCTAAACTGGATATATGTCGATCTACCTCTTCTTCTGGCAAAGAATTCATTAATTGTAAAGCTTCAGGGACACCTTTAGGTACCTTAGATCCCCAATTTGCTCGTAAAAGAGACGCCTCTGCAAAAAATCCTGGATTTCTTTGTATGGCAACCCGTAAAACTTGAACTGCAACAAAGGCAACAAGAGACGCTAATGATGCATATCCAGTTAAACCAGAGCCTAATGACGAACCCACTGAAAGCGCGCTAGAGCCAAATGAACCGAGAACTGAACTAGCAAAGCTTACTGTACCTGTTATATCATTTACTACGACTCCCAAAATTTGATTAATTTGAAAAATTCCAAAGAGCACAGCTAAAATAGAAAGAATTATACGATTAGCTTCTTCATCTGCTTTACGTAATTGGTATTTTCGTTCAGGGTGAGTCACCTGGGCTGCTTGTAAATCTGCTTTTAGCTCTAAAGCTTGTTCTATACTTGTCCCTCCAAGTTGAGCAGCTTCTACAAATCTCCCTTGAGAAATAAGCATAGCCATCGTTCTAGGAGTGTTTCTTAATACTGGTTCTTTTTCAGCGAAATTTAATTCAGCTGGAGTTGCTTCTCCTAATCCACCTCTCCCTCCAGCTGCTGCGGTTAAAGGTACTTCTGCACCTCCCCCTCCAGCTGCGTCAGGACGACGCAAACTAACTGTTCCGTCGTCAAAAAAAGTTCTATTAGCAGGGGGCTCTGCTGCTGCTAATGCCTCTGCCGCTCTTCTTTCGTCCTCCGGTACTACCGGTTCTGCTGCCACTGCTGCCACTGCTGCTGCCGTAGGTGCCGCCGCTAACGCTGCTGCTGCCTCAGCTGCTGCTGTCGCTGCTGCTGCTGTCGCTGCTGCTGCTGTCGCTGCTGCTGCTGTCGCTGCTGCTGCTGTCGCTGCTGCTGCTGCCTCAGCTGCCGCTGTCGCTGCTGTTGCAGGACCACCGCCACCGCCGCCACCCGCTGCTGCCGCTGCTGCTCCTCCCCCCCCACCCGCGTTTGCTCCGCCAAAGGTTCTGTTCTTGTAATTTCTTCTTATATCATCTATAATACCTAAAAATGGTTCTGTAACTAATGCAGTTGCTAAAGAATTAGTAGAACCTTTTAATTCCGCTGGAATTCTTAAAAAACCTTCGACAATTGCTTTATAAGAATAATATAAAAAGTCGCTTTCTGCAATATTGCTACCCTCTCCATAAGTTAGGTTAAACCTATTTGTCAAGTACCCTCTAAAGGCAACAGCTTTTGCAGAGGTGTCCCCACTTATTACTCCTGCTTCTTTAAATAAAAAGTCTAATAAAGTATTGAAAGGTACTGGATTGGGAAGAGAACTTGGATTTGGAGGACTCCCTTTGATTATAGCTCCAACATTTACATATTTCTTTTCATCCCCTTCCTTTCCATTGTCAAAAATCAGTGAAGGTGGGAAATTAATATTGTTTAGTGGAAAGGTAAACTCTTCAGTTTTATATCCAGCTGGTAAAGTCAAAAGATTTTTAGGTGTTTGTTTCCCAGCAATGTCAAAAGCTCTCCGGATAGCCAGAACTGTTTCGGTATATGTCGCAGTACCCTCAATTTTAGATGTAATTAAGGTACTAAGTAAGGTCATAGCAGCACTTAAAGTTAAAAGAGGACCACCACCCTCGAGAGAAATTTCATAGTCGATTTCATCGGGTACAAGATCAATGCTGAGTGTATCCTCTATTTTTTGTTTGAGGTGCTGTATGTAAATTTTAAGGTACTAATTCAAGGACTTTCCATACTTTGGCCCAATCCACTAGAGATGGATCTTGTGGTCTGCATCTCTCAGTGAACTTGGTTAGGATTAACTCTTGCAATTTCGCAAGCATGGTAATTTTCTCCAAGTTGAGAGGACGCTCTTCCAACACAGTTTCAGTGACACTTTCGATGAACATGCTAAAGTCATAGCCCGTATCTCCACTCAAATCGGGATCCCAGGTCCCCCAACTCTTTCCAATGTCAGAAGTTAAGCGGGAATTACTATGAGAAGTCTCGCTGCCCCCCTGAATCAGTAGATCAATGTCTAATCTCACTAATGCCTTTTCCTCAGACATGGAACTCAGGCCGAAATCTATAATGGTGGCATCATACCCCACCAAGGGAATCCTTACTAATCCCTCAGGAGTTTGAATTTCGAGCTCTCCTGCTTCATTGCGAGGAGAGACCATTACATTTCCCAAGTGTAGGTCATGATGCTTGAGCTTCATACGCAGCTGGGCAAGGCGAATTCCTACTAATACTTGAGCAATGCAAGAATGCAATTGAGCGCAAGTCATCTTGTACAATTCCTTGTCCATATCATTCCCCCCTTGAACCTTTTTGAACCCAAGCGTGCGTTTCTGCACATTTGCATACACTAGTGCAGCACGTGAAAACATAGGCACATCTGCCATGGTAGTGCGAACAAAGAAGCTGAGCAATGCCTCATGAAAAAATTCATTGCATCTCAGACAGTCAGACAAGCCATCATAAACCCACAAGGCATTGACCCAAGTGCAAAACCTACGAGAGTATCCCTTTGAGTCATTGATTAAATCAATTTCACCCCTCACTACTTCTCCTCCTACACACCATGTGTCTACGGGGACTGTAAGGGCATGAAATTTAGAGGCTTGAGTTCTCAAGCGTATCCACAAGTCAATTTGATCACTCTTGAATTTCTTGTAAAACACAGAGTCGGCACATTTTGTCTCTGTAATTTCAGAAGCATCTGTCATTTCAGCTTCTTCATCTGACTCTTCAGACTCTGAATGGGAAGACTCTGAAGACTCAGTCTCGCAGTCATCAAATGGGGGGATAAAATCTTCTGCGCTCCACCCATCTTTGAGTAAAGCAATCAGCCATTGGATCATTTTGTTTACCTTAGCTTCCACTTCAAAAGATAAAAACGAACGGATGTCATTGCTCTTGCCCTGGAACGCCAAGTCTGAAGAAAAGACGCGGGAGACTTTCTTCACTACCGCGGTGAATTCTTCCTTTCAACAAAATGTCACGAAAAGTCAAGTTCTGCAGGCACAGCTCGCGCAAAAAAAAGTAGAGTATGCTACCCTCACTAAAAAGGCAGTGCCAAGGTGGTTGCAGAGAAAGGCAAAGGACTTGGAGTCATCCATCCAAAAGCTAGAGCAGGCCGTAAGACAGGTTGTGGTAGACAAGGTAGAGTTACGACAAAATGCTGAAGAAAAAGAAGCCAAGTACGCGGAATTGCTGAGAAAGCTCAAGACAAACCCCAAGCACCTAGTAACTCAGTCTGCACACAGCATTCTGCCAGCTACAGCCAAGAAGAAAAATGCGGTAGTGGTGGCATCCCGCGAGAATATTGCTGAATTACTAAGGCAAAAATTTAGGGCAGAGTTAGGACTGCAAGACATGCCCCTAATGATTACAGCTGGAGATGTGTGTGATGACTGTGGACTTAGCATGTTAGTGGTCAGCAATGATTCCATGTTGACATGCCCACAGTGCCATAAAATGCGGGTATTGCCAAATACCATGTCAAGCAGTGCAATGCAGGACTCTGATCCAGCATCAGTCATTACCAAGCACAGATTCACAGAGTGGCTAGAATTCATGCAAGCCAAGGATGTGTGCACACCCCCCGATGATGTGCTGGAAATTGTGGGCAAGTACTTGATTGAGAATCACTTGACTGGCTTGGAACAGCATGCTAAAGAAATTGCAGAGGAGCGTTCTAAAAATGGCCCCTTTAAGGATGTACTGGATGCAGAGCGTCGCTTACCTGGACTTGGGATTTCAGCAGCCTGCAAGACACTAATGACTAAAAATCCTACTTTGGTAAGAGGCATACTCAAGCAATTAGTATCAAGAGGGGAATCAGACAAGCTTAGAAAGTTCTATGAACGCTCAGTGAAAATTACTGCCTTGCTCACGGGGTACTGGCCTCCACGCTTGAGTGGTTCTCAAGAAGAGATTATGCGTATGATGTTTTGTGCAGCTGCACCCTTTTACGAGCGAGAACGCAAGCCTAGAACTACCACATGGCCTGGAGGCTTTCCATATTTCCTGAGGTCCTTGTGCATTTTACTGGGGTGGGATGAGTTTGCTCAGCAATTCCCAGTGTCTAATACTTCAATCAATGTGGCAAGAGATGCACTTCGCCAAAAGATATGGTCCTTGCCTGAAATGAATTGGGAATGTGTGCCTTACATGGGAGAGCTACCTCCTATACAATTACCTGATGGTACTACTCTTAATACTTGCTTGGAAGACTTGTCAATGGATGATGAAGATGAAGTTCAAGCTCCTAAAACCAAGTCAGTTCCTAAAAAGCGGGCAAGACCTCCTTCCATTTTTGAATTTGGCTAAAAATTCCAAAGTAGGATAATTTTTTCTCTCAAATTATTCGCCCCTCAATTCCCAACTCTCCCGCAAAATGATCCTTTCTTACGCGGATGAGATTCATGCCATGTTTAAGCCAGAGCTTGGCCCACCTGAGCGCTTTGTGGATTCCATTGCATGGCCCTTTGAGGTGGACAAGGATTCCTTGAATGATGCTCTGTTTCAATCTACACGGCAATTGGCTGATGGTTCTTACTTTACGCTGAGCCCCCTTGGTGCCCTGTGCTCTGGGCGTGAATTCATCAAGGAGGATGCAGTACGCAGACTCATTGCGGCTACCATTGACTTTCGTCTTAATCATAAGGAGAAGGACACTGTGCAAACTCTGGTGATGCACGCTGGGCCTGTTTTGCTTGACCTGGATGTCAAGAGCACTCCTTTGAGCGAGCAGCTGAAGAAGGGACTAGAACTGCTTCAAGAACGCAAGGATGTGTGGACATGGCTTGTGGGGGCAATTCAGGGCACACATGAGTATGAGGACATTGTAGCCTATGACAGTGTGCAAAAGCAAGAGAGGGATGATGCCATTTTAGAGTTATACGAAATGGTGTTGTAAACTCAAGCAAGATTAAATTGTTAATCGAGTCCCAACAGTCTACAATTTCAATTTCAAAAATTGTAGTGCGTCTTGAGTATATGGATCTAGACTGTCACACTTCTCATGTAAGTCAATAACTTTGCACTTTGAAAAAGCTAATACACCAATAGGTATACCCCCCTTTGGAAAGCATCGTTTTACATACGCATATATATGCCCTAGTCTCTTACTCAGGGAATCAATATCATCATCGTCTTGTATACAATAGACTTGTAATCCATTTACAGTTTTGCCTTGTTTTTTGCATTTCTTCACTAAAGCAGAAGATTTCCCTAACATTCCTACATGGCAAACTTCAGCTAGCTTGGCAGCACATTCTTGGGGTCTACGATCTAGTTCTGCACTAAGCGAAGCAAATCCCCACCTTCCCTTGAAGGGGCCATCCGCATGTTTTCCTAAAATTACTTTTTGACCGCTCTGAATGACAAGGCACACAACTTGGCTCGTTTGTTTGCTTTCTTCTTTCAAAAAAGTAATGAGGCTTAACAAAGTAAATGGCATCAGAAGCTGCAGTAGCTTCAATGCGTCCACCTCCATCCTTGGCTGCTTACTTGCAGAACATGGGGAATGAAGTCAGGGAGAAGGAATTGACGACTCCTGGCTCCTTTCCGCCTCCCAGTTCTCCGCCTTTCAATGCTCCGACTCCTAATTCTTCTCTGTTGGCCACAGCTCAGCGGGAAGCTCAAAAATTCAAGGCCATGCAGGAGCGTAGAGCACAGTTAACACAAGAGTTACAAAATATAGAAATGCAACTCACCAAGTCTCAGGGAGCGCTTGAGGTTTTTCAGGCAATGGGGATTCTTCGATTGGGGTAGAAAAATTTTGCATTTGAATAGGAATAAAAACGAGAGGTGGTCAATCCTTGTATACGCTCGACTATTTAAAGCGTAGAAAACAACAACAATTAGCAGATTCCCGCCTGAGACTGCAGCGACAGGCCAAAGTAATGAATTTAGATCGATTTGACAACCCCGACTTGCTTCAAGCTCGTGCAGAGGCTGATACCTATTCCAATCTTAGAATATTTGAGCCATATCCTGAGTATGACCCTCTTGTCGCCTACACCCCTAATCAAGTGGTGTGGTGGAACAATGGATCGTATCGCGCAACCAAAAATAATCTGGGAATCAATCCAAATTCTAGAACTGATTGGGAAGCTCAGGGATCTCATCGGGGGTACTATAGAGATCAGACCTCTCTGGAACATCTTCAAAAATTAGAATACTTGAGAGTGCAAAATGAATTACTGGGTCCCACGTGGAGAGACATTTATCTAAAAAAGAATGAACTGAGCGAAGCAGAGTCCTTGTTAATGGAAGCAACTGCTGTTGCAGATAGGCCTCGCGTACTCTTTGATTATCGCACAAATAGAATCCCTCGAATTCAAGCCAAGAGTGTCGCACTCGGAGTCACCCCTGGCCTTTTGATTGATGACACTGACATTTGAAAAATAAGTAAGAGTAAAATAAAAATACCTCACAGTCCAAAGTCTCGTAGATCTCGCTCTAAATCACGCTCTAGATCACGCTCAAGAAAATCTCGTAAATCTCCTCGCAGAGTGGTAGTGGTTCGCCCCATCATTCGCAGATATGTGAGAAGGTCTCCAAGAATTATTGTACGTAGATCCTCGCCCAGAATCTTTGTACGCAGAAGCCCAGTGTACATTCCTCGTTACATTAACTATGGTACCCCGAGGCATCTGAGAAGTCCACGCATAGTGTACAGAGACAGGCCTGTGCCCGCATCTGACACGCCTGCTAAAGCAGCAGAGCTTAGACTCGGTGTAGACGAATATCGTGCTGCACGGGCCAGGCAGGCAGAAGTTGACCGCCTTCGTGCTTAAGAATTCTAAAGCTCTAAAGCTCTAAAAGGTAATCAGGTTTCCACAGCTTGGGGTCTAGAGATGCAAGATACTGCTTGGCTACTTTATTTGCTTCTTCCTTGAATCCATGCTCGCGAGCCAGTCTTATATAGGTTTCAATGGTAAATCTACGATCTGTCTCCAGCTCATAATTCATGTCAATGACCAAGGAAGTTAAGTGTGTGCCTTGAGCTTCGGGTTCCTTTTGTCTTCGCTTGGCTTCTGCAGTTGCTTTAAGTGTTTCCTCCTCGGCATCATGTAAAATTCTTTTTCGTTTCCCCACACCAGAAGCATGAATGTCTCCTTGGATGGAAAGTCCATCAAGCAATAATTTTCTAGCCAATCGCAGAGGTACCTTGGTAGAAGTTTCTCGAATACTGAGAGTAAAACCCTTGTCGTCTCCAAGCATTTTTGTCAATTGTATCTCTTCGCTGGGATAAGGCTGAACATTCATAAACTCTGGAAATTTCGGCACGCATTGGATCAAATCATTCTCCTGTGCTTGAGCGTACACATCATCATGGGTTTTTTCATGGTGGTGCCCCTTTGCTCCGCATTTTGTGCACACTATATTCTTGGTAACACCTTGAAGCAAGGTCTGATTTCTTGTCAAGTACAAGTCATCCTCAGTAGGGTGCTTTTCCAGGTCTGATCGCCGTTTTACTTCTTGTGTTCTCGCCAAGTACTCTGCCTCAGTTTCAGAGGCAAAGCGTTGACCATACTCTTTTTTCCTGCTTAATGGCACAGTGAGTTTAGCTGCAAAGGGTCTGGGTGTCCTTACAAGCAAAATCCACATTCCAGCTTGTAGTCCATCCTTGGCTTTTAATCTCTTGAGCAAATTAAGGCAAGGGAGTTCAAGATGAGTCTTTAGGTGAATGGTGGTGAAATGATCAAAGGCTTTCTGAGTGCTCCCCCCCTTCTTGACTACTGGGGAAAATGGAAAGACTTTCCAGGCCCAAAGCATGTCGTGCGGATAGGACTTGCCATAATTAGTTTCACGATCGTACTGCATTTCCTCCCAGCAAATACTTTTGCGGGGTAAAGTAACAAGCTCCCACTCTACTGAATTAGTTTCCTCGCTATTCGAATACCCTATGACGATCTTGTCTTTGAAAAATGTATCAGTGCCTTCTTCAAGTGCTACGGGGTACATACTGGCTCCCAAGACTTGCAGCACATTAATGTCACGCATTTTTGGCTAGCTAGCTACTCTCTACAAACATGCCCCAAGAAAATTATCCAGATGAAACAAATAGACATTGGACCCTTCCTTAATGTGAATAGGATATTTGATGTCTCGCTTGTCCTTAGTAAATTGGGATTAAGAAACTTTAAAACACATTACACCTTCTTTCTTCATTTCAATGGAGTCAATATTCGCTTGAAATTGGAAATTGAGCGGGGTACTGAAGATGATGGGAAGAAAATAGAGTCACTGTTTCTGTTTATGACTGGAATGGGGGTCATTGGAAAGGCTGTCCGGGAGTGTGACAAGGTATTGATTGGTACAGCAAAGTACAAGCTAATTAATTTAGAGCGTTATTTTCAAGACATATTAAAGGATACAGATGATGAAGAGGACATTTCAGAAGTTGAATAGAACTCAAAACAACACTCCTTCCTTGGTGCTCTCATACTTGGCCTCGGAACCCCATTTAGCTAATTTTTCTTGCAAGGTAATGTTTGAAGTCATCCCCAAGATTGCTCTCCCGTGGACTAGAATATCTTCATTACTAGCTTCCAAAGCTACATCATTAAACCATTCTTCATTAGATTGCTGAGAAATTGCCCTTAAAAGCTGTTGTTTGCTCTGTTCCCGCGAGGGCATGTTTGTGATGAGAGTTTGACCAATACTACGTGATGCATGCACTACAGAGGACAGACCGAATTGAGCAGCGATAAAATAACTGAGAGCCAAATCCTGCTCTTGAGCTTTACTCAGGGCTAAAAAATTTGACTTGGTGGTCAAAAAGGGATAGCGTAAACTCAATCCAAGTGATTTTAATACATAAGAGTGATGCAATTCTCGCACATCAAGACTTAACATTAAAGGATCCACATAAAAGTACCCCGGTCTAGATTTCGGGCGTGTTCCAAGCACGCTATTAATAATTTCTAGGAAACTAGAGGGTTCGTATTTTAACAGGGGAAACACTTTGAATTTAGCCTCCTTAAGTTTTGCTGCTGTTTCCTCCCAGTCTGTTCTCATTAGCGTATCCCAATGTTTCTCCAATATCACTAATGAGGGCAACCACATGATAAGACAGTCTGGTTCTATACTCTCAATCCCTTGCAAAATTTCTACGCTCTTGCTCAGCACGCTGGCAGCCTTCTTATAGTTATACTTGTGCAAGTGTACATTATCAGAAAAGAAGACATTGTAAGTTGGCATGCTTTGACAAATGCTTAGCAGATCAATGTCCCAAGGTGTCACTTGATTCGGTGCTTGAAGTGGAATTAAAATGTGCATGTGAAGTTGGGTAGGGCACATGGATCGATCAAATGCCTTGCATATTTCTTCTAGGCGTTTTGGTGGCTCTTCACCCCCATAAAACAGCACATGGACAGGTTTCTTGTTTGCACACTGTTCTTCTGAATTTTTTAGTGTTGCGTGAGTTATAAAGTCCCTATACCCCACAAACAGAATAGTTAATGAAGCAATAAGAATTCCTAGGATAAAAGGAACCCAACTGAGAGGCACCCAACTCACTTTTTTGTTGAGCGTTGAAGTATAGACACCTGGCTTTAGTTTTGACACAAGTAAAACCCCGCTATGGATACTCTTCATTTCGCAGGTCTAAGTCTGTGGAGCGAACATCAAAGCAATTCTTTGCCTAAATTAAGGGCACTTACCTCTGGGCAAGCAAGCGAGTCTGTAAGCGAGAGAGCTATCGTGTTTGTAGAGCCACGTAAGCATCCTAGTACTGAGTTTGTGTTACGCAATTTTACTCTGTTTTTGCCTAACTGGAAAATCATTGTGGTTCATGGAACTGAGAATGAGCTTTACATGAAGACAATTTGCTCCTCAATCAAGGCAGAGTTTGAGTTTATTAATTGCAAGGTTGCCAATTTACCTAATCAGTCGTACAATACACTGTTTACAGCTCCATCCTTTTGGGCCTTGCTGCCCCCAAAAGTCATAATTGCTCAGACTGATACTTTATTGATGAAGCCAGCTACTGCTGAAATAGAATCACTGCTAGAAAAATATAGCTTTGTTGGAGCCCCCTGGAGTTACCTGTGTCAAAGATGCCAAAAACCCCTGGCTAAACAGTGCGGCCACATGATTGATCAAGAAGTAGTGTGTTCACTAGCTCCCGCCATGGTTGGCAATGGAGGACTGAGTTTAAGAGACACAAAGGTCATGAAGGATATTTGTGCCGAGTCATGTTTAGATTCTACACCATGCCCAAAAATAAGTCAATTGTGGAAAGTACCTACGGGAAGAAACGTGCTTAAAGGCACTTCAAATGAAGATGTATTCTTTTGCAAATCGATTTCTTTACGTGATTTACCCATGCCTAGCCGTCAAGAGGCATTAGAATTTTCCATTGAGCAAGTTGGACCACTAAGTTGGAATGAGTTTCCCGCAGTGGGAATGCACAAGCCTTGGGTTTATTTACCTTTACCCCTAGTCGGTGCATTACTTGAACAAATCAAGTATTAAATTTTATCCTCCATAATAGCCTGCGCATTTACTTAAGCATTATTGAAGAGGCATGAGGAAAATGGGATGCATGGCATCAATCCCCGCAGCAGTTGCTACTCCCAACTTTAAGGTTTATGTGTGCAGGACTTCAGAGGCTATAGAGCCTCATTTTTATGTGGGAGTAACTTCAAAGCCCTTGCTTGAAAGACTGGGGGATCACATGAGTGGAAATGGGACAAGGTGGACATCACTTTACCCGCCTTCTTCCATTGAATTTCACAAGGGGTTTGCTACACGAAGAGAAGCAAATGTTGAAGAGACGGCACATACCTTGGAGCTCATGATGCAATATGGAATCAAGTACGTAAGGGGGGGCAAGTATGCTTCTCCAATTTTTTCCCAACATCAGCGCGTAGCTTTACGCCACGATATTGCACATAACTATTCCTTGTGCTACAAGTGCATGGAACCCCACTTATCGAAATATTGTACTTCGTATGTAGATCTTGAATTTGAGTGAAAAAAAATGCGCACTGCGGGAATCGAACCCACGTTACAACCTTGGAAGAGTTGTATTCTACCACTAAACTAAGAGCGCTCATGAAAGTGATAGAGAATATCTATTCGCTACTTGTACCTAAAAATTGACACTGCTTTTCGGTGACTTTGGATTAAAGACGATTTTGGTAGTAGGAAGGCACCCCCCTAAGGAACGAGAAGGTTGTTGGCGAATGTCAGCTAATTCACCCTTGGCAGCACAACCTACATGATCGTGACCAAGTACATGAGCAAATTCATGACTTATTAAGGCTATACGATAGTCTCTTAAATTAGTAAATTCAGATCCCAAGTGCTTGGGAATCTGAAGCCAATTTTCCAAGTGTAAGTGAATATGCATAGGGGATTTCCCTCTATCTGTCAAGGACAGCCCTGGGTATTTCGCAAGCTCTGGATAGAGTTTTTTAATGTCCTTGTCAGTACTCAAGTGAACAAGAACATCAGGCAGCTTCTTTACCTGTCTGACTTTGATATCGATATCTTCGTATGCGTCTTCAGAAGCTTTGAATAACGGTAATTCTTCTGCTGAAAAGTGTTTAGGGACTAGAGCATAAGTCATTTCGGTGCGTTTGGGTACTGCACCGCCTTTAAGTTGGCACTCCATTTCGTGATCTTGAAGCTCCATTTTTTTTCAGTAAAAGAAAAAAGCAAATGAAGAGACGGCAAGAACCGCCCGAGAGACCATTGCCACCCCGAGTTCCAAGGACTGAATTATATGATTATCCTAAACAACTTTATTTATTAGTATTGCGAATGCCAATGTCAGTGTCTTCAGAGTTAGTGGAAAAGCTAGGAGATAATACTGTCAAAATTGTACGCAACGGGCAAATCATTAGACTTCCTAAGCAGGAGTATGATTCGTTACAGCCAATAAATCCTTCAAGATTTGGTAGATTTTCGGGGCGAGGTGGGGCAGAGCAAAGAGACGAAGCATTAGAGCTTGGGCTTAGACTGGTTTTACAGCAGGCTTCTCCACTCCAACAGTCTCTTCTTACAGAAAATGAAATAGCAGCCCTTGCACAAACGAATAGAATAGTGCTGGAACAAGCATTATCATCAAATGCTAATAATTTCAGAGCAAGTAGGGCCGCAAAAGCTCAGTTTCTTAATGCCATTAGGCGAGGAGATAGGGAAACAGTCGCACTTTTTGAGAGATTTGATGCACCATCTTATTTAAGAGGCCCTCCGGGGGTAGATGTATTAGATCCCTTGTTTATTCAAGCTTTAAATGCTTATGCCCAAAGGAATGAAAATGATTTATTCGAAAGATTGTTTCATAGGTTTGATCATGTATCCTTTGCACCAGATACTTGGGAATGGGATGTAAGGAGAGTAGATAATATTCAAGTTGTGTTTGAGACTATAATGAGACAGAGAAATATGGCTCTTTTGCAATTTCTCATTGATGAAATGCCTGAAGAAGTAGAAGAACAAGGAATGTTAGAGTGGGTGCTTCTCAAAGCAAGTGAATTTAATTGGGAGGAAGCTGTGAGATATTTAGCTAGTACCGTTCTTGTAGAAGAAGCTAATTATTATTCAAGATATATGGAAAATGAAGATAAAACTCCCCTCGTGTATTGGATCAAGAGAAAGAATTTACGTATGATTATAGAAATACTTCGAAGAAGAGATCCAGTGGAGCAAAGAGCCATGCTCAGAAGCAGACCCGAGGATGATGACGAAATTGCTATAGTCGAAGCTTTACGAATGGGCCCAGATGCCTTAGATATTGTAAAATGGATATTATCAAACTCTAAGAGAGGAGAAAGTGTTTGTGGTAGGGATACTTTGGCATTGATAACAGCTCTTCATTACACAGATCCATTGGGGAATGTAATTGAGGCACCTACTGAAATAGTAGCTCAAATTATACGTGATTATGCTACTAATTATGGGGCACCAGCGGTGGCAGACGCAGCTGCGGGGGGAGGAGGGGCAGCAGCCGCCGCGGCAGCAGCTGCGGGGGGAGGAGGAGGAGCAGCTATTTTTTCACCCCAGGCTAATGTTCAGGATTTTTCGCTTCGTGTTTATAGACAGTCTCCTTTATTAGCATGTTGTAAATTTCGAGAGACAGATACTGTTGAGTGTGCACGATTAATCTTGGACGCGGGAGCGGATCCAAATGAAATGCACAGGGATACAGATTTTACTTCTCCATTAATAGAAGCATGTAGACGCAATAACATTCCCTTAGCCCGCTTATTGCTTCAGAGAGGAGCTAATCCAAACACTGCAAGAAACAGGTATACATCTTTACGAGCATCAAAATTATTAGAAACTCCTTTATTAGTGGCGACTACAAAAAATAGCCGTGAAATGATAGAATTGCTACTTACCGCTGGAGCTGATCCATTGCAGAAAATTACAGTAAAGGTAGGTGCCGAACAAAAAAGTGAAGAGTTCCTTACCGCTTTATTATATTATGGTATTGATCCAATTGTTGATTTTGCTACAATACGATTTTTAATTCAAGAGAAGCGTTTCAGAACTACAGACCACAATTTTTTGTTTGAGTTATTAGAAAATCTAAAGGAAGAGGATGCTGCGGGGAATGTATCGATTATAGAGGGGGGGAGAGACCTATTTTTAACCGCTTTGGAAGGTTCACCCCCACCCTATGTAGTAGCAATACTTAGAAGGTTAATGAATCTCATTTTAAGCGATAGTTTTGAGGAATACGCTCAAGCTTATGCGGAATTCGTCCTTTCAATAGACCCCAATGCTTTAACTATCGAAGCGTTATTTGATGCTATCTTAGATGAGGATGCTAGAAAGGTTGCATTTATCCTTTCCAAAATTTCAAGGGAAAAGTTGAGACAAATTGCAGTATACCAAAAAGCTCTTTTCAACTTTACAGGAACTGCACTGGATTTTGCAATAGCAAGAAGGCGTGATATTGATCCTTCTCGCTCTCGAGATGAAATAGAGGTTGTATTATCGATTGTAAGAATGATTCAAGACAAAATGTAATTTACCTCCGCTTGGTCCTTGACTTTTTTGATCTTTTTCGTTTTGATGCACTTGTCTTGAACCCAGTCTTACGAACCCATTTATACACACCATTCTTGTTTCTTTCAGACATGTAGAATTCCCCGTCATTTCCTAATCTTCCCTGCTTCTTGCATCCTTGAGCTGGGTAGGGGGGACCAGGTCTAGTTTGGTATTTTTTAAGACTAGACTTTACACAATCCGCCATTTTGTTTTTTAGCGACAGAAAAACTGTCGTTGAAACACTTTCATATCCAGAGATCCCATACTTAGATTACACTGTGCACAAATAGGTCTGAGATTTTCCACACTTGTAACTCCTCCCTTACTTTCAGCAATGACATGCCCACAATGAAATTCAATTTGTCGAATGTCTTGGTGGCCACAACACAAGCATTTTGTCACACCTCTAGTCTCCCCCACCCATGTGTCCCAGACTAGTTTCTTAAGACTTTTTGGAATTGATTTTTTTTTCTGTAAAACCTTTTTCGGAGGTGTAGGTTGAGGTTCTTGGTCATCTGTTTTAAAAGAGCTACACTGACCCATTGTTTGTTGAATGTAGCTACTATAGAACCAAGTCTTTAAGCAACGAAAACCCTTTCTGGGTCTTGAGAGCCTTGAGGACTTGTGGTTCATTTGAGTGAAGGGCAACACTCAAGATATCCCGCACAGTCCTTGAAAGCTTGGTCTGGAGTTGCTTGACAGTGGGAGTTACCTTGAGCTTTTTCAGTTCAAGAGCTTGAGGCTCTTCTTCTAGAAATCCAAGAGAAATCATCAGCTTCTTGTCCTGAGAGCCCAAGTTATCCATGCGTACCTGGCGAAAGAGAGGATGAGGATCCTTGTCTTTTCTTGGCATGGGAGTTTGTAGCAAGACTCGCCCATACATGCCTTGAAAGCGTGCACTTGTAGTCCAGTTCTGCTGAGGTCCAAAAAGTTCTCTCACTAACAAATTGCCAGCAGTCAAGATCATTTGGCTTTGTGAGCGCGAAGCAGCAGACATTGTGCGTGGATCAAGTCTACTCAAGACACTGCCACCCTCCCCACCACTAAAGTGAGAATGTCCTGAACTCCCTGCCTTTTCAGCGGGTGCAGGAAACAAGACTTGGGCAATGCGCTCAGGAATGACAAAGGGCCTGGATACAAAGGTGCTGCACAGTCCGTACTTGCGTACCTCTGCCTTCTCACAGTAGCAGCGCTGTACCACACCCTGAGCGCAGTCCTTGGAAGCTGCACGAAACTCAAAGTAAACACGG